ATGATTAAATGTCAAGCCTTTTTTTAAAGAAAAAAGCCTATATAAATCAACAACTTACGTGATGTTTTGGGCCCAATTACGGATCATATTCATAATAGGATTGATAATATCGACTTCAGATTGAGTGTCGCTATTCATTACAGAAGGATCAGCAAGAATAACTCCCTCGTCGGTAGGCAAGTTACCTGTAATGCTGTCTCCTGAAACCTTTAGATGTTTAGATACAGTTGCCTTATCAAATAGCAAAGCACCATTAGGTGTAGCATAGATTAGATAGTCGGCATAAGTGGAAGGCAGTTCAACATGTTTGTTTGTGCCTCGGCTGTTCATTAGTGTAGGATTAATATGCTTTGCCATATTACCACGCTTACCGAACAATGGCTTCTGTTCAAATTTAAATTCAATGGAAGTGTTCTTATACTTGACCATGATATAGTCTGTACCCAACTGAGATACGTATTTCAAGTTGCCATTTGAACACATTTCAAATGATAGTTCTAGGATTAGGCCCTTTGCAAAGCGCCACTGCCTATCATTGCATTGATTACCCAATGCCTTTACTTGCTTTGCAAATCTTGCAAAGTCAATATGCTTTTTTAGTTCATTAGCAACATCAATCGTAGTCATCGTATAGTTCACTTTCTAGTAAGGCACTATCAATTGCCTTTCTTGCATCTTTGATATTATTACACAAAGTGCCAAAATTATGCAACCTTTTTACAATAATAAATTCACTATTGAAAACCTGTACTTCATATGTATTTCTTAGATATGTGAAGTTGACTGCTTCATATGGAACCCCGCGCAAACTACGCTGTTCGGTGTAATTCACGCGGGGTTTCTTTGCTTGATTTTCAATATACAATAACAATAGATTTGCTATAGTACATGCATCCATTAGATTACCACTTCCCAAATAGGTGTGCTGTAATATTGTTGCGAATCTTTCATTCGCATTTCAAACTTACCCTTCACCTTAACTGGTTCTTGAACCAAATAATCAAATACACTCTTTAATGGGTTGTGCTTTTCAAGCATAATCATTACACGATTATTCTTCTCATCAGAGAACCAATATTCGGTATTGGTATTATGCTTCCTATTTTGTACAATGGTTTTAATATGCGTCAATGACTTTTCATCACGTAATGCAGTTGGGCCCTTAATGTCACAATAATCGGAATCAAATACTTCCCTCATTTGCATATCATATTCATATAGATATGGAAGTTTGTATGCTAGTCCCAAAAATCGTTCAGGATAAACAAATACACCTGCTGGATCAGTATGCCAATTACTATGAAGGAAACTATTTAGATCCTCACGGAAATTAGTAAGGTTTGTGTTCTTTAGTTTTAACACAAACAACTTCTGTCCAAAATGTTCCTTAATAGTTTCAGCAAAATCATAATCTTCTGGTGTAACATACTTAGGAAGTTGAGTGTCAGTCAGTGACATAGTATGAATGTGATTCATACTTGTATCCTTAGATGCAACCTTGCGCAAACGATATAGCGCGGCACTAAGTACCAACAAATCGAACTCAGTCTTTACCTTTTCATCTTTCTTACGTGACCATGGATCGGCTGGAAAAATATCATCCATATCGATATTGGTTACGGTTGCTTGGAGAGTTTTAAACATACGAACACCTTATAGTTGAACTATGATAATAGTAGAATTAACAATTAAATGCAAGATATTTTTTACCCAATGGTAATGTCTTCCATACCTGCCGTACGTAGACGGACGATATGGCCCATTTGCCATTGTTTAGCATCAATGCCCTTCATAACACCTAACCATTTATTTCTAAGTAATGCAACTTCATTAATCAATACTTCAAAGTCAATAACCTCTTGTTCGCCGTCTACATACTTTTCAGCATCACGGCTAGTCAATGCACGATTATAGGCTTCTAGATATTTTTGAAAATGCTTCCTACGAATTTTGCGTAGTTGGATGTTAAGATAGTTTAGTACTGCTTCAATCTCTTGTAGTTGATTGAAACGAAATTCAGTGATACCGGGAAGGGCGGCAATGTTCTTTTCAACATTGCCGTAAACCTTCACATCGGCTTTTGCAGATAACAACTCATTTTCATAATGAGTAATGAAATCTGGAATCACTGACAGGTCATTAGTGATTCGTGAATACCAGTTCATTAGTAATCGTCGTAGTCATCGTCCTCTTCATCCTCATAGTAGTCCTCTTCTTCCTCGTCATACTTGGCGAATTCATCACCAGGCTTTTCGATAAAGAATGAGACTGCTTCTTGGATAGCCGAGTCACGTTTAAAAGTTGATTTAATTTCACTTGGATCGTAGTCATTGTCAACTAGATAATTAACAAGCATTTCTGCTGCCTCATCTAAGTCGCCAGTTTCTAGGCTGGGTCTGACTACTTTCCAAATCTCATGAATCAATGATAAACTCATACCGTGTCATTCTCCTGTTCTTCAATGGTCACAGTACTTAGTTTATTTGAATTGCGTTGTGCAAATTCCTGCATTACTCGGTCAAGGCAGTTGTCATCATTACGTTCCCAACCCTTGCGGAACTTCTTAATGATTTCACCGTCAAGTGTAGTATACACAAGACTGTTGCCTTCCTTGACAAGTAGTCCAGACTTTTCAATTAGGTCTAGCATACCTGAGTAAGGATTCATACCAGTGCTATATGGGATTTTAACCTGTACGCTTTCAAAAGGCTTAGCGTAACGTGTTTTCATGACCTTACAAGCACTACGAATACCAAGTACTTCGCTAACCTTATTGCCTTCTTCGTCTTCCTTCAACTTCAACTTCTTCATTGCGACAACAATACTTGACGCATAGATGAAGCCTTGACCGCCGCTGATCTTATCATCAGGGTCAAACATGTCTTGTGAAGCATATGTGTGATTAGTTGCAACAAGGCCAACATTATGTGAGCCAAACATATTTACACAATTTCGTACTAAAGAAGTCAGTGCTTTAGGCTTACGACCCATGTCACCCTTCATGTCACCTGCTTCAAACTGATTTACATCAGTAGGCGTGAGCAACATACCAAGGCTGTCAATGATGAAAAGAACCTTAGGTCTTGCATCTTCGGGCATTGCTTTATAGCCCTTCATAAACTCTGAAATTGTCTTAGCAACGTCATCAATCATTGCCATATTCAACTTCAATAGTTTTTCTTCACTTGTGTCTACGCCTAATGCACGTAGCCAATCTTCATCAAGTGCGTTTTCACTATCTACTAGTACTACAAAAATGCCCTGTGCTTGCGCATGACGTACTAGATTACCTGAGCAGATGTATGACTTTCCTGATCCACTCTCTCCGGCAAAGACAGTAACTTTACCAAGAGGTACCCCTTTATTAAAGTCACCACTAATGAGGTAATTGAGAGCATGATTTCCTGTACTAATCCAATCTGTTGGGTCATTGAACCCGATACTAAGACCATCGATGGCCTTAGTAATATCCTTACGGAACTTACTAATATCAAAAGGCTTTGCCAAGTTATTCTCCTATTTTATCTTGCAGTTTGTTTGAGTCTATCACTAAATGAAACTTTATCAAGTAATTCGGGACATTGATCTGCCATTCTTTCTAGTTCATAATCACTAGGAAAATGACGTAGTGCGCCACGTGCGCGGTCACGAATGATACTTGGGACCCTAGGTGTTTTACCCGGATCACAAAGTTCTTCCAGTAACTTCTTACCTTGCTTAATAGCACGGTATCTTTCGTCTGGTAGTGTCATTGGAATTCTCCTTAACCAAATGGGGGAGGTTTCCCTCCCCCAAAGCCGTTATTAGGCCTTATTCTGACGGGCACGGATCATTGCTAGAATGTCCTGTGCCTTGTCGCTACTAGTTGTCTTAGGAACAACTACTGGTTCATTTGTATCAAAAGGGGGATCCTCATCAACATTTGAACTTGCGACTGCCGGTGCCTGTACTGCTGGCTGTGAAGTTTGCGTTGCAGGTTGTGCTACGCCCTGTGGCATTTCAAGACCATATGGACGATAGTAAGCACCCCACTTATCAGGATCGTATGGGCGACCATCAACTGATGCCTCAAACATTTCCTTGATAATGCGTAGTTCAGCCTCGCTAGGCTTCTTTGGTAAGAAATCTGCTAGATTGAATAGTCCATGCGCTTCTAGTGCAGCCTGCTCAACTTCTGTAAGTGCTGACTCCTTGCGAGACCAGTTACTAGTTGAATAATCTGCATAACCACCCTTAGTGGTCTTTTTGATGTTGAAATCAAGACCGCGCATGTAATCGGTTGGTAGTTCTTCCATCTCAGGGTCCATTAGTGAACTCTTAATGATGGTAAAGATTTGTGGGCTAATAATGAACCTGCGAATTGGATTTGCAGGAGTTGTGTCATCACCAATTGGGTTAGTGCGAACAAAGCCCTGAAACAAATAACTACGCTTCTTCCAATACTTGTTAGCAAGTTCCTTCAGAGTTTCATCCTTATACCAAGGACGAACCTCAGCGAGAACTGGACAGTTATCACCGTACATTTCTACACAGGGTACTTGAACCTGAATCTGCTTTGTATTGGGATCACCCTTGACGCCATTGAATGGCAACTTGATGATTTGACGCTCTACCCAAAAGAACGTGTTGTTGCTATCTGCGTCTGGAAGGAAACGAACGGTAGCACTTGTACCTTCGCTCATATTCCAGTGGGGGTAGATTGCGTTATCTGACTGTGCGCCTGATGCGCCCTTTTGTGCTTTGTTTTCTTGTGCCGCGATACGGGCACGGATTTCTGCTAGACTTGCCATTTTGTTTCTCCTTTAAAAAATGCCTAATTTGAGCCTAAATGTGTTTTATGTTTTGTTGTCGGAGACAACTAACACAGTATCAAGTATATACAACACTTGATGCTATGTCAATAGTATTTATGCCGGATATGGTAAACCGCACGTTTTAAGTGCGGTTTTT